TCTCCAGTGAACAAGCTAGCTCATCTGTGGAACAGATATTCTGAAGCTCCGGGTTACAGAGCGAACATTCCCCATCGTCTTCGTTACAACCATCATTGCCTCCTTGCGGATTGTCCGACTTGACTTCGAACTCGGGCATACCGTTCTGTGCTCCTTCCTCACAGGCCCTCAGGTATGCGCACTGAATGTCATGGGTGGCACCGCAAAGACCGCGATACCCAATGGCCGAAAGGAGGAGCAGATTGAGTTCACCCAGCAGGTCCTTACCTTCGCCGGATGCTTCCCTGTCTGGCTTTATAATTGTAGCTGCTTTCATTGCGTCGTTTCCTGTTGATATTTTTCAGAATGTTGACCACAGGGTACTGCGCCGCTTCGACCACGTCGCAGGTCGGGTCGTCTTTGTCAATCTGGTTGGAGAGGATTTTGCTCCTGGTCATCTTGTAATGATAACCGCCCATCAGGCCATCTATAAAAGTTTCGCAGGAAGGATCGATGGTCAGCTTCTTCTGGTCGATGAAATACTTTAGGCTCTGCTGTCTGACATCTTCTTCCTGATTGCGTACTCTGGGCAACTCGATGGCGAAATGACAGCGTCCACGATTGTTGGCGTCCTTGATCAGCATCTGCAACACGTTGAGTGCCGATTCCGTAGTATCCGACATACGACTCTTGCCCAGCCACGCGGATGCAGGGTCGGGGACAACGACAATGTTCATGTGCTTCAGTTCCTGCTCACACCAGGGAATGAGGAAATCGCCTATTTGTTCTCTGGTGCTGACGTTATCGGCCAGCGTGAAGATGAATTCCTTGAAGAAGTGCAAAACCCCGTCATCCTGTTTTTGTAAACAGATGAACGCACTGTGCCCACCGGGGTCGTAGCCTACATAAACAGGTTTGCCGGGCAGAATTTCCTTCTTCACAAGGGTCTTCTCGTCTCTGACAAAGTTTCTGTATATCGCAGCCTCTCCGCTCATGGTGTCCGGAAGGCCAACGATGTAGCGTCTCACCTGCGAGTCGTCTCTGTATATCTGCTTCAGCCAGTAGTTGTACCCAGTCCACGGGATGCGCTGCATGTTGGCATCCAGCTCTTCATAATGCCTGGTGAAGTTGTAAGCCTCGGGGTTGGGCACCCAGATGACTTCCTCTCCGCCATAGACAGAGATTGGGTACTTTTCTTTCAGTCGTTCGAGGTCCTTGATGTTCTCTGTCTTGACAGGAATAATGGGCTGGGGAGGAGTGAAAAAGACAAATGGCAAATTGCTTCTGTCCTTTTTATCGTACCACTCCTCATAGAGTGCATGCGGTCTGGCTGGGATGTTGATGTCGGCAAGGACAATGGAAAGACTGCTCTGACCCGAGAGCATATATTCTCTGCCATCGATGGTCTTTTTGATAACCAGAGATGCTGCGCGCCAGCGACCGCAGCGTTCGATGGCTGTTGTAATAATGTTCCACGGAATACTTTGTGCCTCAGGAATCATGGCACCCAGAAACTCGTGTGTTTTCAGACGCTCGAACGCCTGTTCGTTGTCAAAGCCGTGGCATTCGATGAGCATCCTGACCACAGTATCATCGCCCAGATTATGTTCGATGTGCAGTTCCTTGGGATGCATCGAGTGCGTGGTGATGAGCCTGGCATCACTGGCCACAATCTCCGGAGAGAAGATAGCCTCGGTGAAGATACCCCGTACAGTGTTGTAGGCGCTCTGCTCCGACTGCCGGATAAAAGCCCACTTGCTTTCCCGTACCTGTCTAGCTCCGATACGCATGGGCTCTACCAGACAGGCCAGGTTATATGCCGAACGAACGGTGAACTCGGAAGACTTGCCTGTGCCCACCGCACCGTCCATGGCGAAGAGCGATTTGTCACGTTGCAGGAATATCTGCTCGAAGCACCGCTCGAAGAACGGATCGACAAATCGTCTGTGTTCGATTCTATCCTGCATTGTAGCCTCGGATGTCAGGGATTGTCCGGCAACAGATCACCCAAGAGTCGTTTGATACGTTCGATGCGCATGTTGCGCACCTTTCTCCGATCGATGATTGTGCCACTGGGTGCGGTGATACCAAGGCTCACAGTCTTGTGTTCATGGTCGATATTCAATATCCTGACCACAATATCTGTACCGATGATGATTTCATCGTCGCATTCCTCACCCGCTATGCCGGGCGTCGATGTCAGAATCAACATGTTTTACCTCCATGTCGAGAATGTTTTTGATGTCCGCAGGTACGTCGGGAACTTCGCTTTTGTCCCTGACCACAACGGTATTGTTGATAACAACACCGGCTTGCGCACCGTCGGAAACGTTCGCCTTCATAACGCGGTCGATGTTGTTTGAATGGAAGTCGGTTGCGTTCTTCTCGTATTTGTCCAGCGCCTCTGCCGCAGCGAGGCCGCTCTTGTCGAGGGTGCGAATACTGGTGTCGGCGAAACGAAATGCGTGGGCTTCGATATAACGTTTACGAAGCGTCGGATTCGAGCAGCAGATAATTTTCAACTCGTTGGGCATCAGACCCAGGTCCGAGGCTATCTGCTGCTCGGATAAACCGTTTGCTATGAGGGTGAATACAAATTCAAGGCCCACCGTGTTCTGAATCACGATGGCCTTGTCTCTGATGTTCTCCACCGAAAGAAGAATCCCTTTCGCCAGTGTAAATTTCGCCTTGTCCGTCGGCACCAGTTCCATAATCTGTCCTCTCAGCCTCGCCGGCGTCTGAGCTCCTGCAAATAGTTGCGCAATCTGTCGCTGTAACCGGTGGTATCACCGGCCAGAGGGGAGCTCTGCTCGTTGGCCAGAGCCTGCGACACATCGCCTGCACTCTCGCGCCTGCGACTCTTGACAGCACCTGTGCCCTGACGGGCCTTGCCACACGATCCACATGCCATGGTAACCTCCTTGTAAGGTTATAAAAAGTATTGAAGAAGTATAACGTCCTGTCGTGTAAAGCACAAGCTTTATGTAACATTCTGCGCTATGCCGCAGCAGTTGTGGCATAGCGCAGAATGTCCTTCTGAAAACGGACATGACTGTTGCCCCGTTTGTCCAGCACCTTGCTCTTCAGATCGTCGACTGTGCCTTTTAGATGCAAGCGATAGACATAGACCTTGGGTGCCTTCTGTCCCTGTCTGGCAAAGCGTCTGGCTATCTGATAGTCATGTTCCCAGTTAAAGGTACTGGTGTACATAATCAGCACGTAGCCACTTTGCTGCAGGTTCAGACTCTTGGAGCATCTGGCGTACTGGAGGAAGAGGAGCGGTATTTCTCCTCTGTTCCATCTGGCAGCAATGTTCTCCTCTGTATCTGACACGCCTTCGGGAAACGCCTCCTGCAAAACTTTCAGATCATGGGTGAAAAGATAAGCAACAGCTATCGAAGAGTTGGGATGCTTGGTCCGTACAGCCTTGACCATTTTCTTGCAGAGCTCGATGCGATCGGGGAAGAGATTGATTGTTTCCCTGACGCTGTTCTTCTTCATGATCTGCCTGACTTCCTTCTCATCTTCTGTCCGCTCCAGCTCGGCAATGGTCTCGGGCGAAAGCTTCAGAACCTTGTCCACATAGACGAAGCCATTGGCGACCTGGGCCAGTTTGTTGGCCAGATCCATGGCACCCAGAGACCTGTCCATAACCGGCTTGCCCGTCTCCCTGTCGGCAATCGAGTTCAGACACTGTTCCTTCTCGATGCGCTTGTACAAGGCCATAGACTCGGGTGACAGCGAACAGAGCACATCGACTATTTCGATCGGTACCTCAGGCGTTTCGAAGCTGTAGAAAAACGGAGCTACTTTTTTTTCGATCTCACGAGCTGTTTCCCTGCTCTTGATACGATAGAAAACACCACTTGTATTGGGTATGGGAAAAGCTTGACAGTAGATACTTCTGAACTGACTTATTGTCTTTGCATTCAGGCATCTGCCGTCGTCCAGATACTTGACCAGGCCCCAGTAATCCATTGCGTCATGTGGTGCAGGGGTTGCCGTGGCAATGAATCTGGCATTTGCACCGATGCTGAGAATCGAAAGGGCCACGCGCCATTTGCTGGCGTAACCCTTCAGGCAGGAGCCTTCGTCTGCGAAGATGAAGGAGAAATTTGTGTTTGGGAAGCCTATCTTCTTGAGCTCTGCCAGCCAGTTCAAAAGCCCGTAGGATACACAGAGCACATCGAAATTGCCATCTTCGAGAATCTTCTCCCGTCTGGCAGGTGTGCCGGCAAGAGTGGCAACCCTCAGATCCTTCAAGTGCTGCCAGCGCTTATGCTCGACGCTCCACGTTTCCTTGACACCCTTGGGCACAGACACCGCCAGCATGGGCAGCCTGATACCCGTCTTCCTTCTGTAAATGAGGAAAGCAGTCAAACCCATAACGGTCTTGCCGCTGCCACACTCCGACGCGACACAGCCGGACTGCCTGCCAAGCATCCATGTGATGCAGTCCTTCTGAGTCTGATGTAAATCTTTTACCGTGAACATATCCATTATCCCGGTGGTTATTACCTGCTTGATTACTCAATCACTCAGTCATCTTTGGTAATGAAGGACCACACACCATACCACGAAAGACAACAGTAGAAGAGCCAATTCCTCAGGATCATCATGGGCTGATGGTCGTGGATATACAGCTCGCGCAAATGTTTGTCGGAAAAATAATAATCTCTATGCAAAATATAATCACAATATTTGAAAAGATACAGGCCGAAGCCCGCAAAGAACCCTGCATACCAGATACCAAATAATACCTTGAGTAGTGTCATCATTGTACTTCCTCCCTTGCTTCCTGTTGTAGAAGAACGTTTCGCATCTCCATCAGGCTTCGCACCACAGTATACGATGTACCATTTTCCTGACAAAGCAATTCTTCATTCACTTGCTTGCCGCTCTGTTTATTGTGGCCCACCTTAAATTCGACAAAGAAACATCTGCCTTTTCTGAAGAAGATTCTGTCTGCCCCACCACTGCGACCGAACCCTTTGAGATTGCTCCAACCAAAGGTCCACGCCAGCTTGCAGCATTCCTGTTCCAGTTCGCTTTCCTTCATGACTGCTTCCCTCTGGCCAGTCGCTTCATGGCCAACTCGCATCTGGGTGCACATTCACTGGACATACAGTCCCGTTTTCGATGTATCTGCATGCACTTCTCGATGGCAATCATGGTGCGTTGCAAAGGACAACGAACAAAGACAAAAGGCAAAGTTGTCATCAGTAATTCCCCGCCTGCTCGATCATGGTGGGTGTTATGAAGCCTCTGGCCAGCATCTCTTCCTTAAGCGGTATCATCAGTTCCCGCATACCGGGGTCTGCGGCTGCGCTGCACCGCAGCCTAAAGATATAGGCCCACTCCTCGGGGTGTGCGTAAACCAGGATGTTTGTTGCTGTGCTGTTGGGAAGAACGAGACGAGCAGCCTGCGGGCTCTGTTTCTCACGAATGGCCTCGTTGTACCCTTCCTCCGCAACCAGCATGGCCTCGACCCAATTGTCCTCAGCAGGTGAACCGGGCTTGAAGAATGCAGAAGGACGGACGAAGGGAATGTGTTTACCGAACTTGACATAGCGTTGACTCTCCTGCATGAAAGCGATTCGGTATTTATGTCTGACTAGTTCATGGGACACTGCTCTGCTGGTTACAATGTGCACAGGTATCCAGAGATCGGAAGGTGTTGCAGTTTTCCAGTCATGCATGTCAAGTCGCAGAGCTTCTCTGATACTCAGATCCTTGCCGTCTGTTGTCGTGAATCTGCCGAACTCCAGAGGTGAATAGTGCCTGCGCTCGATCAGACCCAGAACGAAAGGCTCTGCTGTGCCCAGAGCGATCTTGTTCATCGTATTGTAACAGATGCGCCCTGCTCGCTCGACACGCTCGAACAAAGTCATCTTTGTCCAGTCTTCAATCGTTGCCTTCTGATCAACAATCCTCATGTCGTTTCCTCCTTCCATCTTTCGTTTGCAAGAATAGCCCGAAGCGAACGCCTGGGCACACCGGTCAACACCGACATCTTTCTGACACTGAGTACTTCGTTTGTCTGTCCCTTGATTGTTCTTATCACATGGGCCAGTGCTTTGTCCATCCCTTCTTCCACAAACCTGCGCTTTATTTCTGTGCACACCGTCTCTGCATGCTGGAAGCGAATCATATCGTCTCTGACAATGGTTACATTCGGAAGAGGAACAAACTCTTTTCCCGATTCGATGTCTTTGCCCACTTTACAGCTATGACACATGGCGTACTTCTTGACCTCCGACGCATCAACAAAGCCCCAGAGCGCCTGCTTTCTGAGCTTTGCCTTCTGCTGACACGCCAGGCAGCCTTTACGAAAGGCCGCCTCATTCATCCGTGCAGGGATCCTACCCACAAAGGGGCAGGTCAACTCTCCTCCAATCATCACAGTCACGTTGTTCTCCTTAGAGCAATTCGAATTCTTTCAGCACAGACTCTTTCCACTTAAGCTGCTGGACCATGCAGCCATTCGTATGCTTTTTACCTGTGTCCAGAAGTGTAGAGAATGCTTTGCCCTTGTCGGTGGGAACCCACTGTCCAGATTCTTTGGTTTGCAAACCTTTGGCAGCGAGCAAACGATTTGCCTCTCTGGGCCCGGACAAATGCAACCGCTCCGCAATCTGAGTCGGAGTAAGCAGATACTGCTGATCAGGAGTCTTCAGCTCAATTTGCAGGTCGTGTTGAAAATCGATACCTGTAACTTTTCTGGTCGCCACATTGGCAGAGATCAGAGCAGCGTTGCCTTCAAGACCAAACAGTTTCGCCACTCGCGCATAGCCGCTGAATGTACTGGCAGCAGTGTCGTAGACACTGGGTGCTACATATTCCAGTCTGTACTGTCCGGTCTTGCGAATGGCAGGGAGTACTTCGGACGTTACCCATTTACGAAAAGCCTGAGCTTGTGGTTTCCGAGACTTAAACACAAGGGCATAAAGACCAGATTCGTTCACAATGAGATAGCTTTGTGCTCCGCCACGTTCACCCGAATGACTATCGGTATTAGATATAGTCATTTTTTCGTCGGAATCTAGCGCACTTAACGCATCGCTAACGTTGACGATTTCCAAAATGTCGCATACATCTCTGGCAATGAACCAAGGTTCACCGTCTCTAATGATGGTACGCACCTCATGCGCATCCTGAAAGTTGAACACAGTTACATCTTTTTGTACATCGATTGTTTCCATGGTAAATCTCCCATAAGAAAAGGTTAATGAGGACTGCTGTTAAAAACCCTCTATCAGCTTCAACGCCTCGGCTATGTACCAATCGTAGTCGATGTCATAATCCGAGGCGTTGTTGCTTTCCACAGTGTTCCACGGCGTAACGTTCTGGCCCGCATTTACTCTGATGGCACGTTCGAGGTCGGGTTTGGATTTGGTCGGAGGCATTATTTTTGTAAAGTTTTTTCCTTCCTTGCTGACCAGATACCTTGTGTTCCTCTGAACCTCGTCGTTGCCCCAGAGTAAACGCGATGACCGGTTAACGTTCGTGCAGGCGAAAAAATCATATACATTATCATGTGACCGAATGAAATTTCCCACATCTTCGTCATGCACGAGCGCTTCCGTCGCAGCCATGGGGATAATAACCGCACTGTGGTTCTTATGCCAGGCTATCCCAGACGCATTGTCCCTGTACAATTCGCTCCAGTTGTATGCGCCCTTGGCCTTGATTTTGCCATCAACGCCAAGAGCTACATAGTTGTTTACGTCCCTGACAAACATGCTCTGATACTCTGTGAACTCAAGCTCCATCCGCGTCATGCGTTCCCATTTAACGCATATCTCCTGCGCAGCCTGAATCTCTTCGTTTGCAATCCAGTATGTGATGCCATCTGTGTTGGCCTGTATCAACTTAACAGTCGAAAGGGAGGTTGTCAGCATGTCCCACAACATGAGAAGCATCAGTTGCCCGTTTATTACAGTACGTAAACTATACTCGGGATCATACAGCATAGAATACACGCTGTTGGTCTTGCCATAGGTTCCGTTCAGAGCCAGCTTCAACATCTTGGCCCTGGCAGGATCAGTCTTCTTGTACAGAATACGTTCCTTCTTGAGTGCTCCGTAAATATCCGTAAACTCCATCGGCAGATGTTCGGGGTGCATCCGGTATTCGATAGCAATCGAAGGATAAAAGGATGCCACGTCAACGTCTACGATTTTATACCCCTCCGTCGCTCTGAATGCGCTCCACGGTCTGGCGGCATGAAGGCCACCTTTCCCGAACTCGAAGCTGACATCGTCATGGACAACGGAGATGTTGTAATCCTGATATATTTCCTTAAGTTTTGCAATCTGTTCTTTCAATTCCCTGTATGCTTCCGACTTTCTGTCCAGCCTGTCCAACTCCACCTTGCACCGCTCGATGAGTTTCTGCATCTTCAGATAGTTGGGCTTATCCGACCACTCGTAGCGAGCACCCAGAATGAAGATGCGAAGAGTTTTCATAAACTGAAACACTTTCTGGAACACGGGTACCTCGAACTGAAATACCCTGTCAAAGACAATGTCCTTCAGGTCGACGTACTCTTTGAAACTCTGCTTGGGCTTCCTGCGACAGACGCCCGATTCATCTTCCTCGAAGTTATAGAGTGCTCCCAAGCCAAACTGCTCTTCCAGTCGCTTCTGAATCAGCTTCTCCCCGATCTTGGTGTCGTTGTAATTCAGGACCTCGATGCCAAACTCCGGGATCAATGTTTCCCTGAACGACACAGCTTCTTCGCTCATCTGCCTGAACTGGGCCGTGGCCAGAAGATCAGAGCAGTTGTACTCCTTGAGTTGTCGAATCTCTTCCTCACTTGTTAACATGTGGTCAAAACCTTCGGTATATTCAACAATGTCTTTGCGCCGCATGTTAAACTCCAGACGCTTCAGCGACACTGTCTTGGCCTTGTTATCGAAGTGGTGCAGCTTAAAGAGATCGAGCTGTGGAATGTACATGTCTCTGTCCCAGATCACATGCCCAAATCTGTCACCCTTTTTCATGGAGCCAATAATATCACAACTCTTCTTCCATGCTCTGGGCACTGCTAGTCTGTCTTCGGTCAGATGGAGGAGAGAATGAAGGACAGGGTAGTCGTAAGAGTAATTGTTAAACCCCACCATGACCACGTTTTGCTTCTTCAAATATTCCAGGTACTGAATCAGCATGTGGTAATGATTGTGGAAAGGCGACATTTCAAAGAACAGGCACTTGTCTCTTGCAGGGTCGTAGAATCCGGCAAGAAAGATATTGGGCATGACTTCGAGGTCATAGATTATTTCCTTCATTCTTTGTCTCCGTTGGGTCGTATCCTGTTCTGCATCCAGTCGATACGACGCTTGAGCATGCGGGCGAAGAGCTGCACTTTTTCTCTGGCGTAATCTTCACCTACACCATCATCCAGAACACTCACGTAAACTCTGTCGTTGTGCAAATCAACTGCGATGCCAAGATCGTGCATATAAGACTCGGTGACGCCGACGCCCGCCTGAAGAACCAGGTCGGCACAGTCGGCGTCCAATCCGTGCTTTTGAAAAAGCGCCGTCAGACCTTCAACGAATGCATTGTATTCGTATCTGTCCATACGGCGCTCGTCGGGATGTAATGACCATGGCTCGATGAACCATGGTCATGGTCATGGTTGATTAATCAGCTCGACTCAGCTCTCGAACTCGGCGAAGAAATCGTCGCCCGAAACCTGAGCGGAATTGCTCTGCGTGGATTGTGGAGCTGCCGAAGCGGGGGCATCCTGAATCCTCGTTTCGTTCTGCACCGGCGTTCCGCCCGGCAGCTCCACGTCCACAGCTCCGAAGCCATCAGTAATTGCCTCGTCACTCATCCCACCGATGGGAGTATCGTGAGCGGCGAACTGAATGGCGATAAGGTTCGACCACAGATCGACCTTACCCTTACTCCTGTTGGAGGGACTGGCAGTGAACTGCAACTTGGCGTTCACTCGGCAACCTGCGTAGAAATATTTCTCATATGCTTCCGAAGGATTGCGTACGATAAAACCTTTATTATCAATATAATTCGCAGGATAAGCCTCAGAATTACTAGTTTTGAGCTGCATAGATTTTTCGTGAGTTTTCTTATCTTCCCATGCCGGAAAGCGATTGTCCGTGGCATCGGAGACCCGCTGTACGCTGGGGTCAACCTTCCGCATGATGTTTAGCGCCACGTCCATCGCCTTCTTCAACTCCTGTGCCTCCTTGCGCGTGAAGGAGAACACAGCCGTCTGCCGACCCGTAGTCTTGCCCTGATACACGTTCGGCACCCACAGCCTGGCAAAGACCATGCGCACGTTGTTGAGCTGAATAATACCAGCAGCAGCGTCACAAATAATAACCGTTCCCTTCTTCATGGTGTCCTCATCAGTTTCAAAGTCAGTTTCAAAATCATTTGATATAAGCTCAGTCTCAGTCGGTACAATCTCAGATCTCAGTTGTCAGTTACCTCCTCCCATTGTTCGTTGAATTCTTTCCTTCCTCCGTTGTTCGATGCCTTCTCTGGCCATTACCAGAGAAGCCTTGTTGAATTCCTTACGCACCTTGGCCAGGTCTCGCAGCAAGGTTCTGGCCAAGCTGGCCATGGCAGAGAACTTGGCGTTGGTCCTGATGGTACTTTGACCAAAGCCCGAGCTTTCGATATCAAAGCCGTCAAGCGAAAGCATGTTAAACACGTCTGCTGCGGAGTACAAATCGGCCCGAATTTCTCGAATCATCTGATGCATTTCCCTCGCATCCATGCCGGTCCTCATGCAAGTTTGATGTACGGCTTCCGTGACTCCACTTCTACCAGATCATCGTACACCTTGTCAACAACTACTTCCTTCAAAAGCGCCGGGTTGACAGCTTTTTTGACCACAAACTCCTCCGCCTGAACGGGGAAGTTTTCCTCCAGATACTTTGCCGCAGCCTTCTCATCCTTGTACTTGGCGATAGGCTTCGGTCTGACGTAGCGGACACGACCGTCGGACTCGATATCGGAGAGACCTTCGAAGCGCAGGGCTATCTCGTTCTTCATATCGTTCGTGAATTTCTCCACCTGCTTTGCCCAGATATAAGCGTCGATCAGCTCCGTATTGTCCCGCTCTGCAAAGCCATGGTCATTGTCGAAAATCTGCATGTTTCTATCGAGTGTCTCTTTGGCCATGTCAAACCAGGCTTTGCAGAACTGCTTGGCCGTGCAGTGCATGCAGTGCAGTCCCGGTAGCGGTGCAGCTCCGGGGTTGTGAGCCTCAGCAATGCCGGGTCTGAGCACATCCTCCTTCCATGCCTTCAACTTCTCTGCGCTCATGAGGAAGGTATTGGATTCAAAGCGCACACCAACCACACCAAATTCGATGTCTTTTACATCCCAGCCGATGGCATCCATGATACCCACAGCATAGGTCATAAACTGTTCATTGTTCTCGGCACTTACTTCCAGCCTGCCGGTCTTGAGATCGTAGATATGAATACGATTCTCTGTCTCGAAGACTAGGTCCGCCGTGCCCCAGACACCCATGCCAACCAAAGGGATATGCACTTCGTTTCTGAACCACAGAGCCTTCTTCAGAATCTCTTTGACCCAAAGAATCTGCTTTGCGAAGTCACTCCTGAATTGGAGATCATCCTGCAAAGCCTCCGTAGCACCATAGCGCTTGAGGAAGAAGGTAATGAGCCGCTGGGTCTCGGCCATCGGATCCTTGTTCTCTGCCAGAAGCGAAGTGTCTCTGATCAGATCTTCAAAAATTCTGTGACAGAAGCTCCCATCGTCCGCAGCCTCGGTCTCCGCCTGCATGAGGTTCTTCGCCGTCACGTCGTAGTCCGGCGAGTTGGCCAGAAAATCGCACAGGTACAATCGTCGTTGCTCGACTACATTCTCCCTCCTCGCACTCACCGGACACTTCAGATATCTGGCGAAGGAGGAAGGAGAAAGATATGCGTGACCACGTTTCGGTGCTGGGTGCGCTTGCAACCAGTCTGAGAGTTGTTCCAGATGTGACATGTCTTTCTCCTCCAAAGTTTGATCCCTATCCGATTACTCAGATGAATAACTCAGATGAATGGTACGCGCATAAGTTTCGAGCGCTCGATCATAACCTTCATGTTTTCGTACAAGCGCTCGCAAACGTGTACCGTCATCATTAGGCAGAGCAATTCGCCCATCGGATCGCAGTACTGAATGAACTCTTCCATGGTTCCGTCACGGTACATGCGCCAGAGCACGGAAGACTTGTGGGGAGCAGGCCATCCGCCACACTCGTTCTTGAAATCGTCAAGTGTTGTGGCCCTGAGATCGAAGTTATGTTCCTCACAGGTAACCGTGGGCATCCAGATACCGATGTGCCTTGCCTCTGTGATCCGCTGTGTGTCGAAAAGGAAGAGCGGATCGGCCATGTAGTTGGTATAAGACCTGAGCACCGCTACATAAGGCCCAGCCTCTGTGCCCGACAGGCAGGAGAGGAAGGAATACGGCCTTTTGTACAGAGGATGATTACCCTGTTTGGGAATACTTCTGGCCACCTCGATGGCTGTTACATCGTTTGCTCTGATAAAGTCGTCGGTGATGTTTGCAATGTTTTCCAGATACGACTTGTTCCGCATCGCCTCCGATGTTACACGTATGACCTTTTTGTCTTTGTCTCTTTCGCTCTCAGGGTATTTGTAACGCTCAGGATCATAGGGTTCCCAGAGCGCATCCTTGGGATCGATGATAAACTTCGCTATAATGGGCAGAAACATTGCCTCAGCTCTGGCCATCAGCTTTGACCTGGGCGGTGTCCGCTTGGCCAGAAGCGATGCGATCCGTGCACCCCGAGGTGCAGTCAGCGTGTACTTCTTCCCAAGCACAGGGCGCGGGGCCAGATCAGTCACCTTGCCGGTCTTGTCGGCATAGAGCACAGTCGGTGTGAAGGCCGGCTGTCTAGCACCCTCGACCACAATCTCCGACACACTCACCGTGTCCAGAGTGGGGCGGACAAAAATCTCGTCACGTACCGCTTCCGCCTCCTCACTGAGGCCGCTATCCTCCTGCACAGAGCCACGATACTCCCAGCCGGCACTTCCCTTGACATCCGTACCCTTGTTACGAAATCGCTCAGCAATCTCCGGATCCTCCAACCGTTGATTGAGCATCTGAAGCGCCTGATCTGTGGTCTTCTGCCTGAGCGCATCCCGTGCATCAGCCGCCTTGACACTGCTCTCGTTTGCTCTGGCCAGTTTATCGACGTATTCTTTCTGCTCGGCATCGACATCGACGATTTCATTCCCATCTTCAGTCGTTGTCTCCGGCTCCTTGTTCTCCTCCAGCATGGCAATCCAGTCAGCATCGTCACTGTTGACAGATACAGTGTCTGCCTGCTGCTCAGTCTGTGGCTCGGCTTCCGCTCTGGCCTGCGCCTCAGCTTCCGCTTTAACCTGTGCCTCGGCTTCCAGTCTCTCCCTGAGCTCCTCGTCAGCGACTGGTATTGTAGCAGCGTCTTCAGCCTCGATCTCTGCTTTGGTGCGTCGTTTCCTGCGCCGTTTGGGTGCAGGTGCAGGCTCCGGCTCTGGTGCCGGCGCAACCTGTCGGTTACTTTCCTGCAACTCCTCCCAAAGATTTCCGCCGTCGCTCCCAGCCTCGGCCTTCGTCGCTTCCTCAATGGCCTGTTTGGCCTGAGCAATAATCGCAGGTACCGGCTCAGGCTCTGCCTTGGGTGGCTCTGCCTCTTTTACTTTAGGTTCTGCCTTGGGTGCCGACTCTTCAACTTCCGAAGTATCCGGCGCAACAAACGAAAAACTTTGATCGGCTGTATCATCAGATTTCTTGGTTGCAACTCGCCGCTGTCCTGTTTCATGGTCATCACCTGCTATCAGTTTCTGTACCTCGGTCAGCTTGCTTAAAGCGGCCTGTCGTAAAAGCTCTGTGGTCTGACTCCTGTCATCGAAATCAATGATGCTGACAATAGCTTGCAAATGTACAATGCTGCTGTCAATCGAATCCTTCCTGTTCATGTTGTCTCCTGTTTGCTGATTCTTCAAAGCTTACACCATGCGACTTTGCCCACTTCTTGTCGTCGCGCCAAAGTTGCTGTATCTTTTCATCGCTGAGCGATTTGTCAAATGCCTTCTCACTTTTGTCTGCGCCTCGTGGCTCGTTCTTCAGCCTCCGCCATTCGGCTGTGCCCTGACCATCTGTCTTTCTCTGCGGCTTTCTCCCGTGTGACTCTCTGCTGCGAGTTTTCATCTTACCTTTTGTCAGCACCTGCTCTTCAATCAGCTGACCCAACTCGTAGCGCATAAGCCTGTTTCTGGCTGCCGTCTTCGAGACCCCGCAGTATTCGGCCAACTCCCCGGCGGTCATAGTTATCATGGCTGTGCTTCGTTGTTTTCTGTTTATGACTCTGTACACCTTCGCCCACTTGTACTGTGGGCGAAGGTTATGCACAATAACTAACTGCGTTTTACACGAGTGGATTTAGCAGTAATCTCCCACTCGCCAAGCAATCGCCTTGTCTCGCTCCACATGGGATGCTGAACACGATTGTCTCCAAGCTCCCCTGTAAAAAATACATAAGGGCCACTACCATCTCCCCACACTCGGACACCGTTCGGATCTCCTGGCGTTGTCAGCCCATCTTGCTGATAGTCCCAGATAACATCCACTGGGCCAACAGAGCCTCCTTCAATAGTAGACCAGAACTGGCCACCATCGAGAATTCCCTGTAACCCATCCAAAAGAGCTTTCTCAGTCAACCATTCGGGCCGTGCTTTTTTCCAGTAACTCATTTTACCCTCCTTGTGTTTGTGACCTTCGGTCACGTTTGAATTTCCAATCGTCAGACATTGACGACCGGAGATGAATCATTATAAATTAAAACTTGTGTTCGCCGCTATCAAAAACGTCGGGGAAACGATCAAGGTCGGATTCGAAAGGATCGGTTATTGACTTGTCGTGCTGAACCTCCGACTCCCTCTTCTCTTCTCCGCCGTTTATAAACGTTTCCAGAAAAGACTTTTTCTCAGGCTTCTTTTCCTCCGGCTCCGGCTCTTGTTGCATCTGCTCGGCTACGTTCTTTTCGTGCTGTTGCGTAGCATGTATGGTTCTGATCTCCGGAACAGAGATGAATTTGAACAGATCGTCATCGTCATCTTCCTCTGGTTGTACCTGCGTTTCCTCCTGCGACTCACACAATGCATCGAGGGCAGCCATTTCGCTGGCAATCTTCAAGATACCTGCGTCAACCAGATCCCGTATGACCAGAACGAAGGACCGAATGTCTTCGACAAGTTCCTTTGCCCGTTCACTGCTGGGAGAATGCAGCTCGTCGAAGAGTCTCTGCCACTGCTTCTCTTTAGTAAAGCCTTTGGCTGTGAGCGACGCTCGCTGCACTGTCGGATAAGAGACAACGTCGTCCGGTACATTCATAATGTCGACCAGAGGTCTTGTCCCTCCGGCCAGTCGGGCCAGAAATCGTATCGCCTTGCCTGTGTACATTTCGTTGCTGGGTGCATCCATGTCATCTCCTCCGTGTAAAGTAATTGTGAATTGCCACTTCCGTCTTTCTGATACTCTGTTTTATCTCACTGTCTGTTTTGTTCTCGAAGAAGCCGAAACTTCTGGGCGCTGATGCTAGCCCAGGTACTCGTCGCTGCAACTTGTTAAGTGAATTCTTGAGGAACCGAAATTCTCTGCTGTTTACCATGGCATCGTCCGGCGAGAATACTTTCACGTGTTCATAGACGAAGTCGTTTACAATCGATTCCGTAAAGACACCGCTCACACCCACAAGGTTTTTAAACTCGAAGAAGGCCAAGGCCGTAGGCGACTTAGAACTTTTAATGACAGCCTTCCTGTCCTCGGTATCGCTTGAATGTTTGAGCAAGGATATGTCGACCTTGCGCTTTATCAAGTATGTGTAAATCTCGTCCAAAAATTCTTCATGCTCCGACAGGCTGTACAACGAATCATAGTATGCCTTGGACTTGGGCTCGGCTCTGTTGACAAAGGGCTGAATGCGAGAGTCCGTTTCGTCGATGACCAGGCCATCCAGATGGTTGCTCTGAAAGAATACTCTGGTATAAATTCTCTGATTGTGCGTATGTATACCGTACTTGACGTCAATCTCCTGCGTGTCATCCGAAAGAATGGTCTTGAGCTGGGAGAGCAGAAAAAATCTATCGTTGCCCGAGACGTAAACCTCGTTGACTACCAGAAGAACCGTGCCGTCCAGATACCCTGATTTGGCTCCCGGTCGTACGATGTCCATGACATCCCGCACCGTTGCAAAGTTGCTGTGCCCCACCAGTCTTGCCAGCACATCGGTCAACCAGCCACGCCCTGTGCCTTCGAAGAGAGAAATGGAGAACGGTGAGACTCTGTATCTGACCTCCGGTTCCTGAATCATCTGAGCCATCCAGTTGAGCATCCACTCACCCTGGTCATTTGGAAAGAGATAGGCCATGTGATCCAGAAAACGTTTGATATTGGGCGTTGCCTTATACGGATCCTTGATTGGCTGCAAACAACGTCGCATCGGTGGACAATAAGTATTGTAAAAATTCTCCGGCTGTCCTGAGAATGTGCCACCAAGGATCAGTCTTCGCCCATTAGGTACATAGGCTGTGCACCAGGCCTCCAAATGGTTGGGATCTTCGAGCCAACGGTCATAGGCGGAGAACTTTTTCTTCTGTTTCTGTCCGTTAGGACCGACGACTTCGACCACATACTTCTTGTTTCTGTAAAAATCCCGCATCTGGGCAATGGTTCTGGTCGAGTCCGCAGCGGACTTGGTCATATCGCCCACCAGTCCGCCCTGTGCAATGAGTACAAAGTTATCCAGCATCCACTTGTACTCCTCTTCGCTCTTCTGGACTGCCGAACCCGGCGCATCACTGCCTTTGTTGTTGACGCTGGCCCTGAAGGCATCGAAGAACGTATCCGGTTCCTTCATGAAGGCTGTTGTCAGTGCCTTCTCTCTGTTGATACGGGAGCTCAGAACGTTCAACGTCATGTGCGGATAGCTGCCCATGGTCGACCAATGATACCGCTGATCCTGGTCACTCTTTCTTCCTCTGAACCGCTGCGACCAGGTATCCCAACGCTCAAATCCTTCAAGAGATCCCCTGTAATGGTTCCAAAGTGCGATGCCAACGTTCAACCAATTCTCTCTGTCGTTGCCATCGGTGTTGTTCAGAATGAAATCGATTTCCTCATCGCTTAGAGGAACAGAATTTGTCTTTGATTTGCTTTCTTCCGTAAAAACTTTTTCAACTTTGGGCGATACCTTGGATACTCTGGGTGCTGTTGTTTCTGTTGTAGATATTGCTGTGGAGGAAGTGATTGTTTCCTTTGGCTGGTACCTCGAAGGCGCCATCCTTCGATTCGATACTTTAGTAAATAATTTGGTTAAGTTCATCGACGCTTCGTAGGCGTCGAATATTTTCATAAGATCGTCGTAGCCAAGCTCAAGGATACCCGGCATACGGATCTTGTCATCCAGTTGAGCGCCCTTATCCTTGTGCCAGAGACCAAGACCGGAGTACCATGAGAGCTTGTTCTTTCTGCTAACACCGTCCATGGTGAGCAGGCTCTTCCAACCCAGGTACTCGATGACCTGCTTGTCACCATTGGGGTTAACGTATGTAGCCGACCTGGCCCTCGATACCCGATTGAACAGATCGTCTTTGGCTTTGAACACAACGGCCGCACGCATCGAATGGTTGCGCTTGCGTATCAGCGGATGCTTGCCCTCGGGGCACATCTCCAAGATGAAATCCAGAAGTTCCTTAACTGCGAAGTAGTCGTCGACATCAATGTCAAGGGCCACGATCTTCGATTTGGGATCGCCGCAGACCAGAGCGTTGCTGGCTGTGGGGTACAGCCATTGCCAGGCTGCAATGTCGATGGCCGTATATCTGACGTGCTCCGAGTAGAAACCCGAGAAACAGGGTACACCGTTTGTGTCTACCGGAACGACCTTGTAGCCTCTGCTCGTGTATACGCAGGCCGTTCTGTACCTGCGTATTTGAAGCTCTTCGTTATCCATATCGCATCCGCCGGAGGTTGAACGAAAGAGGATGAGACCCCATGTTACTCCGTCATCCTCTTTCGTTCAAGGTAAAAATTCAAGTGACAATCTGCGGGCGCAGATCACCCAAGCAGTTTATCCAGCGCTCCCGATGCGATCCGATTTTCGAAGTCAACCATTTCTCGAATGATTTTATCCCTTTCGACCCCTGTTCTGACAAGCCTAGTCGCATTCTCCTCATCCAACGCATCCTCGCACATATCGCCAAGCTTTTCCCACAGATCCTTTAGCTGCTCGACCTGTGCCGCGTCCTTGTCAACTGCCTTCAGACTGGAGACCTTCGTGATCTTCTTCGGTGATGCCTGTGCCATCGTTCTTTCCTTCTGTTGATATGGTTTATGGTCAAATGTTTTTCGTCTTTGCTTTAAGACAATATCTCGCTACATCTCGAAGTATCTCCTTGTATACCTGAGAGAACTGATCCATCATTTCTTGTCTGGTATCTGCATAGTTATTCTGCAGATTCGAAATCTGGTTCAGACAATCTTCGATGGTATCGTTTGGATTATCGGCATCTTTGGCCCGAATAATTCTTCGAATGAGTTTTTTAAGCTCACTCGTCACACTGTTCAGTTTACATTCGGTCGACTGATGTATATCGTTGGTTTTTTGCAGATTATCTATTAACGGATCAAGGAACTCACGACGCAAATTTACACTCTTGTTCACAGAATCCAATTCGATAATCGGCAGACCTTTGTCATCTGTAATGGTCAGATAGTAGTCGACTGCCAAATTCCTGACATCCTCCCTTCTGTCCCTCCGTGTCATTGGCAACCAATCGTAAAAGTACGATATCAGATCCTTTGCGTGTATGTGCTGTGAAATATTATCAGTTACATGTACTATCTCTGCATTCTTTGTCACATCGTTCATTGTTTGTTCCTCCTGTAGATTCACTGTTTGTTGATCACTGTTTGCCAGCTATCGGTCCCAGTACACTGGCTGCATCACGAAGCAGATAAGCCGCTTCGTAACGTGCGTCTTTGACACTGACACGGCGGGAACGAATGATATATGTCACATCGACATCACCTGTAACAGCGATGTTGAGCGTACCCTTGTCGACAGACTTGAGCACCTGTCCCGATGTCCATCTGTTTTCACCATGATGAAAGAACGCAGTCTTGCCATACAACTTTCGGGTAGCAAGTTGTAAAACTATGTCCAGTACATCGAACGGAAAGACATCATTTGCACCTTCGGTCTCCACCCAATGGCCGTTTGATACCAGGCTCTTCGCACTTGACAGAGTGAACCCAAAACGCTTTGCCTTAGTATAGCGTTTATCATGAATGATTATCTCAAGCATCGTTCTTTCCTCCAGATTGTGTGGTTGTAATTGTGTCTTCGTCCTTGTCCTTGTTGCTTGCCGTTTTCAAAATAAGCCCTGTCATCCTGTCCATCCGCTCCCTTGTGATGTTGTACCTGCCCCGCTCGAAGGCCAGGTAATTTAACCTCGATGTTTTGCAGGCGTCGCTCGCCTCCTTTGCTGTCAGCTTACTGCCGTGACGAATGCTCTTCAGCATCGCTCCTCCGGACAGATTCCTTGCCGAGCAAATCAGCTTTGTTGCTCTGCGCATAAGGCCATGCAATGTACAGAGATCATCAAAGGACATGGTCTTTGTCAGTCTGGTCTCAAGCTCGGTCGTCGTCCGTGCCTCATTCAGAAATTCACCAACGGCTCTGCCCAACTCATCCGTAGTATTCATCCTTCCACCACCATGACGCAGGCATTGATTCAGGTCTCTTGAAAAACTTCGTGCCCAAGCCCCGAATAAGAGCATGACCCAGGTTTACGGCATTCTCCAGCTCGGGCAAAACGGTGTACTCACCTGCCGTGTGTGCGCTGTAATATCCGCAGGACAGATTCACACACGGAATGAATTCAGAGATATGGTCACAGTCGGAGAATGTACCTGTCGACCTTCTATATCCGAATTTCTCCGCAATGTCCAGCACAGCGTCTTCGAAATCCCCTTCGCAGTATGCGTTACTTGTACCGATGACATCGCCTCCGCCCCTTCTGTCGAAGATTAAACCGTACGGAATGCTATTTGTTCTCTCTTCAGAGAAACCTTGTAGAAACTCACGACATACTCCACCGATCTCTTCCTCCACAGAAAAAATGAAGTTGATGTCTTTCCCAAACGACTGGATAAGTTTCAACGCTATGAAGATACCGTTCTTGTCGTCAGCCCCAAGATTTGTCTGCTTACCCACAGCATCGAATCCCCTGACGATCGGTTCACCCTTTGTCTCGAATTCAACGCTCACACAAGGTCGTATACCTATCTGATCCATGTGGGCACAAACCAAAGGTTTGCCTGGTTCCAGTCTGTATACAACGCCTTCTGGAGAAATCGAACAATACTGTTGCATACCTGCAAGGGCGATTCGCACAACACTTCGCATGTTTCTTTCGCCGCCCGACGGTGCATAGGTTCTGTACAGTGTCGACAGAAGAACTTTGTCCGTGTGATTCATATGATTATCGCCTCCTCGTTGTTGTCGTTCTCGTTGTTGTCGTTCTCGTTGTTGTCGTTCTCTTTATTCATTCGCTTCAAAATGAGTAACAACATATCCTTTGCTTCCTTGCCGCTGAACCTGGGTGAGACACATTCCAGATCCTCCGCCAGGCTCTGTGTATCGGTCTGTTCGTCATTGCTGCTGTCATTGACAAGCCCAAGCAAGTTCGACAGTGCGGACGATTCCCTGCGCAGCTTCGTCACCTTTGCTCTGGCAAGGCTCAACGCCTCTGTAACTTCGGACACTTCTTTTTGACAGTCGACATACCATTCCAGATTCCGCTTTGCATCCAGATACTCAGGAACCACCTTCTCAATGCTCTTCTCCACGTCTTTCAGCTCGTGCTCAACTACCGCAAGCTCCTGTCTGAAAACCATTTCAGAGAAAGAGAACCTGGTATTCGATAATCTGATCGTGGCGCGTCGTACGATCCTGTCTCGTTCATTCAAACACAGAGTCCGCCTAATAAAGTACATCTCCCGCTCTGCCTTCTTCACCTTAACATACAGTTTCAGATCGTTCACCCTGTCTTCGGTAAAATTTCCTTTGTTCAATGCAGACAGTTCATCCATTCGTTTGCTCAGTTTCTTTGCCAACTTCTCTTCGAAGCCCAGCATCTCTGCACACCTGGTCTTCTCCTCATTTATCCGCTGCATCAACTTGTGTGTTTCTTTGTTCGCCTTCATGATCTGTTACCTTCTGTCTTTGTTGATATGTTTACAGCTTCTTTCATCCACGTTGCAACGCTACGTCCCAACAACATTTGTATATTCTTCTGTTGTAGGGCGTGTTCCTGTAGAATCTTACTCCTTTAACGAACTCTTCTGTACTAACTCTTCGTTTTGGTACCGTACGGATTAAGTTCAAAGAACACGTCAGCAAAAGCTTTGAACGTTATCTGCTCTGGAAACATATGACTTTTTACAACGCACCCTTGGTTTCGATTGTCCAAAGCATCGGCATTGATAAGCATGAGCAATCGCTTTGGAATATCGAGGCGCAGCTTATACATTGTATTTGTCGTAGTCATACTTCACCCCATCGTTTTTGCAACACAAGATCCCAACAGCACTTATACACCTGACGTTTGCGCTCTATCTCCTTCTCCGATTTACCTTCGATCGGTAGATTTCTTACAAATTCTTCTGTTGTTATCCTCTGCATAAGCGATGTCCAACCGTTAGTGGTACTTCCAGCATTCGCCGCTGCATCGTAAAGCACATAGTCACAAAGGAAGAATTTGTATACAAACGATGTCATATGTATGAGCATTGTCAATACATTTCGAATCGCATTCCTTGGATCTGTTACGGTGTCTATCAGATAGTTATTGACAAGCTCTGCCGCTCTTGTCTTGGTCAATATCCAAAGATCATGGTTCTCATAGTTTACCATGATACATATATAAGGCGATGCATTGCTGATCAGGAAATATGAACAATCTTCGTTCACCTGTGTGTGATATAACTGATGTACCATGTGGTTCACACCCATATCCTTTGATCCATCGATTATCACCATATCATCTTTGAAACTACGTGATTCAAGGAACTGGATCCAACGCTCATATGCGTAATTCACATTGATTTTCTTAAGCATCTCAAAGATAATAGTCTGCAACTCCCAAAACGACATGTAATGTGGTAACAGTCTGTTGATCTGACGCGCGGAGGTCACAGATTCTACAATCGTAATCCTCGTACCCTGTTCTGTATACCTGACATCAAAATATGGTGTCATAGCGTTACCTCCAATCTTGTTTTCTTTCCTTCCTGCAACCGCTTTAATGACAACTCCCAGCAGCGAAGCAATGTACGATATGACGTCGAGTTCTCCTTCAATCGCTTGCTATCCAAGCCGGCAAAGACTTCCTCCACCGTCATCTTCGACATGAATTTTTCCAATTCAGCGTTGCTGGCCTCCTGTCTCTGCTCTTTGAAAATCTTTTCAACTTTCTTCAAACGTTCCTCCATAATATATTCAAACGTTAATACAGAGGCTGTGTCTGCAAAACGCGCAATTGTTGACATCAATGTCCTCAATTCGTCTATGTGTCCGTCGTCTTCAGTATCAAACGAATGGTCATACAACATAGCATATGCGTCGTCTGTACTCAATGTCCAGAATGTTTTAGCGTCTGAGTCCAGATACACAACTGCAAACTTTGTGCTCATGCTTTGATCTGCATATCGTCCATAGCTAGTCACAAGGCGATTTGGACAAAGACCCATCTGAATATAATAGAACCCTCGTGCTATGTTCCATGCTGTTTCAAACTGTGTATTCCACAGCAACAATTTACCTTTGATATTATGCCTCGATCTTTCTGTCCTACGAACCATGTTTTTATAGTCATAGCTTGTTGTCTTCTCACCAATGTTGATAACGAGGTCTATAAACTTGCTCGTGGTTATTTGCTTTGGCAACAATTCCATAACGGACGTGTTCTTTGCCGTGTCAACAACGTGTAGACAACGTTGCCCATCGTTTCTTGCAATCTCCCAATACCATCCCATGGTATACCTCCTTCCTTAGTTACCCTGTTCTTCGCTCTTTTGTTCTTTGCTCTTTTGACAATGACAACACGTCCAACGGAAGTCATCGTCCGCTGACATATGTTCTCGTGTAAAGAATCGTAAGCAAGTCTCGCAGAATCTGATATTCATTCTCGAGAATTTCAACAGAATCTCGTAGCCTTCGTCGTCTGTACCTTCGTTGATCTTTTCAGCATCATTGATATAAACTACGTTGCCTGACATTGTCTCGACAATCTCATTGTCTTTAACAAGACCGTCATAACAATCCTTACAGTAGCATTCGTCGTAACTGTTAATTACACTAACAAAATTTGCATCGTTACGCGAAATGACATCACCGCATGCATCACACGTACACCATTTGTCGCTGAAACAACTTTCACATACAGTGTCACCGTCCGGTGTCTTGTGGATTACTGTATCGTCTTTACAAAAATGTTGATCACAACAATCACAACGGAAATACTTTTCCTCAAAGCAATTGTTGCAAACGTAGTCGTTATCTTCAGTAAAGAAATATGACTCCGGATCGTTGAGATTAATAGTGCAATTACAATGTATGCACTTCTCTGTCTTTGTCGTAAATCCTTCTACTTCTCCATCTTCGTTACACAACGTAAAACAACTACCACTTTCTCTTTGTTCGTCCGTCAAGGAAGTGTACAGTCTCCCTGGCGTAGCTGTCGCGTACTCGTTGAACGTGTCGATGTACGGTACGAGACTGTACGTGTCAGGCTCACAGCGTGATGCAGCAATGGACATGTTAGGCAGATCCACATAGTCATCGCCTGGTTTCATGTCCGGTGCAACATACCTGTTCACATTCAACGCCTGTCTGATCTTGCGATAGTAACCATGCGCTTTAGCATAGTTGATCATCATAGCTTCGCAATCGCCGTCTTCAGCGTAGATGCGATCCATGATCTTGATTATTTCGCCCGTGTCCTCGTTGCATACTTTATCGTGAAGCAAGGCCCTTGCGATAATGCACCCACTTGCGATAATGCACCCATCATCGTCACCATCGGTGATATAGGCAATCCTGGTATTAGGCAGATCGTCGTACAACTCAAACATCTCTTTGTCCTTGTTCTTCATGCAGGAACGAAGCGAACTTGTATAGCTTCCTGTATATACTTGGGAAGGATAATTGGACACCCTGACTGCCTCGATACTCTTCAAAAACTCCTGACGAAAGATATCAGCGACAGTCTGACCCACAAGTGCGGCTTCCTGCTCTATCAAGGCAGGAAAGGCAGCGCGCAAAAACTTGACCGGCTTAATGATATGCCGCTTGGTTAAGCCGGAAGTGTATATTGCGTCCTTAATGGCACCGAACTGACGCCCAAGACCATCGCGGAAAAGAATGGAAGGAAGATGACAGATCGTATAATACAGATCGTCTCTACTTTGTTTCCAGTCCAAGTCATTGTGAACAAGGACCTCAAATCTCGACGCAATAACAATGTACAAAGACTGCAATACCTGTACCTTGGTAAGCGCAGCAATCCTTGTACTGTCGTACTTGCTTGGCATCAAGTACGTGAACTTGTATGTACTGACAAAGCCCTTTTGAAAGAACGAAAGGTAGTCTTCGTTCTTCCAGCCCTTCGTACGTTCCTGCCCCTGCATGGTGGGCGAGCCAACCAGGGCTTTGGCCAAAATCTCCCTTACTTCCTCACCAACGACTGTACGGCAATGCCGCTCGATGTTGATGTCGTTAAGGAAGTGACGGTACAGATTGTGCCTTGGGTTTTTGTATGACTCCTGGCCGTTAATGTAATTAAACATATCCGCCAGGAAACCTGGCAACGCAGATATCTGCACAGGCAGCGTGAACGATGCCCGGTTCTTAATCATATCCTTCAGCACAGGATTATGATCAAGGATATCCTGTTCCGTGATGTTACCTTGGAACGTGGGGAAGAAACCCCGTTCGTTGACTGTAATCTGCATGGCAATTCTCCTTTGCCTTGTGGCTGGTTTGTGCTTGTGACCGTCACAAAGTATCGACCAGCCTTGTTTTTGTTACCTGGCCCATGGCACCATGCCATAGGCCTTTCCTCATTTTGTTACCTATATTATAACATGTTTACAACTTTTTGTTAACATTTATTTTCAAGCGATTTTTATTGCTGCCTCCTCCGTGTATTTGTCATGGGCAAAGAGCATCATAACCAATAGGACAAGGCACCCTCTGTCGTCGATCATCGATTCCTTTTCAAAGTCAATGATCCTGACCAAGGCATCGTCCAACGCAAGTCTGGTTCTGCCTTGAAGATAGTCGGTCAAGATCCATGTTCTTTCCAACCAGAGACTAAGAGTCCGTACCTTCGACTCCTGCTCTTCTACCTGCTTATGTGCCTCGTTCAGAACATTGGTGTTGTTAATGAAACCGTAATCCCTCGTTGTGAGCCTATCCATCATACGCTTTTCAGCAGTAAAGTCAGTCAAAGCATTGATTAACTCCTGATACTTTGTTGTTCTTCCCTTGTTCTTTTGAATCTTCTCCTGTATCTCATACCTTCGTCTTACCAGAACATTCAAGGCATTGTCGAGATGCTCCTTTGCTTGCTGCGTGATACTCACAGATCCAGCCATCGCGCCTCTGTTTGGCGTGTGCCAGTTTTCCTTCCAGATCGAGTC